ATACTTCCTAGTGTAGTGCCTATATTGTTCATAACGGTCTATCCGGTATCTGAGTGTAGTTCTGTTGGTGTTTTTTCCATTCGCTCGACCTCATCTTCTCCCATTTACGATACATCTGGCAAGTGTAGCCTGTTCTACAGTAGTCCTCATGCTCACAGCCATTACAAGGTGCGCTACGCCCCTGCTCAAGGAAAGTGTTGTAACTTTCTGCGGACATACCAGTGGGTTTAAGTCTAGGCATTAGACATGCTCATGCTTGATACTGAACCTCTTCCTCATCCATTTCATCCTTCAGCTTCACCTTCACAGCTTGTTGGTTTCTCATTAGAAGGTTAAGAGACTCTAGGTCCATCCAAAGGTCCACCTCACCTTCAGCCATGTCCCAGTGCCTAGCTTTGGAGATCGAGAAATTAACATCAGCTTCGTCTGTGTCCTCTGAGTAGTACCTTTGCAATAATAGCACATTGTCTACCCTATCTGCCAGTTCGCCCGCTCCCCTGATCGAAAAACGGTCGATTCTATCCCGTATAGAGAAGGATTTACGTGCGTGGGCCACAAGAATGATGTGGCATTCGAGATCACGGGCAAGGTCAGCAATGCGGCACACCACTTCTTTCTGAGCGGTATAGTCATCATTGCGAATCCCAGCAATCGTCATAAGGGAATCTACAAGGATAAGGTCAGTCTTGTAGTGGTCTATAGAATAGCGGACCCCTGCTTCCAACGTGTCCATATCTATACTGCCTTCCTTGTCAAAGAAGTACAGCTTGTCCTTGCACCAGCTATTAAACTCCAGACCAAAATTGAGGTCCGGTTTCATGTTTACCGATGATTGACGCCAGAGGCGTATCAATTGAGAGCGTGGGGACATTTCTAGTGAGACTGAGAGCACCTTCGCCCCTTGAACCATACATTGGAGGGCTACTTGGCCTAAGGCAAGACTCTTACCTGATGAATTGATTCCGGCGAGGATACTGCATTCTCCGCCGCGCAACCGGAAGGTTTCATCAAACATAGGCCACGGCAGCTTGTAGCCCACCATCTCATCACCCAATAGGTAATGATCTAATACTTCTTTGGTGAACTCATTAGCCGGTCGAATAGAGTGCTCAGACTCTATCTTCAGGTAGGGTGCTAGGATTTCAGGGGTTAAACTATCCATCAATCCGATCTCTTTTCTCCAGCTCGTAGCTGATGGACCCAAGCACGGTGGCTGAGTCCTCGAACTCACGTATGGCTAGGTCCAGAGCTTCCGCTACATCTGAGTAGCCTGTGTAGTGGTCAGGAGCAGAGTCGATTATCTGAAGTAGGTACTCTACTTCACTCACTGCCCTCCGTAGTGCTTCCTTTCCGCGCTTTTCTAGCGTCTTTGAAGACCCAGTAGTCAGAATCTTCGAGAGATAAGGCCTTACCGTATCTGTCACGTTTAACTCTCCCATGTGGTTTCCAGTATTGATTACCCCATACGTTTGAGGTGGCCTTCTGGTCTACATACACATAACTCCAATTCACATGTGCATATCCCAGACCGCCAGAGTACATGGCGGGAGAATGCTTGTCAATCTTTTTCTCCCCTTCCTCGAAAAACTTCACAATCGCACTGATGGGCACTTTTGGTTGGGTTCTCACACCATCTGCCCCTGCAATATTCTGTATGTCTAGGTAGACCTTCCAACATTTCACAAGGGCTGGCTTCTTCAAGCGCTCAGAGACACCTAGACGGTGTATCCTTTCTATAGCTGTCGTTACCCGATTTAGGGCGCTCTCTTTGTCGAACCAGCCCGTCATTTTGCGACTCGCCACACCTTCCTTCTTGATATTCCGCACAATCGTCAATATCGCATCTAATCTCTCTTCCCTTCTTGACATCACTCCTCCTCATGTTTATAATTATTACACATACACAGAGTATAAGCGTTTACTTATACAGATAGACCTTTTAAATCAACAACTTGTCCCCCAAAGGTTATATATATAGGGACTGAAAATACAGAGCGTGGACTGTAGAAGAATTGGGATGGCTGAACCCGGAATCCACAGAGACAGCTACTCAGGATAGGCGCTATGACAGGGGGCGCTAGTAAAACGTGGGTTAAGTGATCTTTACAAAATCCATGCTATTGCATGCCACGACAATTATACTCTGAGTACCAAGTTGACACAAGACAGGCTATAGATCACTATGCCCTGTCAAAAGACCACCTATGGATATTGAGAAACCACAGAGAAAGCACAGGCGAGCACAGAGAAGGGTTAGAAACCTTGTACAGAAGGATTCAAGGTTCACAGGGCACAGGCACAAGCCAAGTGTAGCCTACGTTAGGCGGCGCAATAGGGAAATAATTGACACAGGGTTAGATTTGGGCGAAAATTAGCACACCACCACTAACAGAGTGCTAATAATGGACACAGTGCATTTGTCTGTGATGAGCGGCAAGCTAAAAGGCATGCCCGCCATTAATACCAACACACTAGACAACCCGTTTTGCCAAGTAATGGCACTGTCTGGTATACCTAGCTTAATTTGTTCTGGCGCTGGCGATAAACCACAGTGCTACTCGTGGGCGATGCTATCTGGCAGTAGAAAAAACTGCATACCTAAGTTTCAACAGAATAGCGATGTACTGAGCGAAGTTATACCGTGGGATTATCTACCAGTGTTCAATTCGCCAAATGTTAGGTACCACGGGCATGGTGAGTTAATCAATTTAGAGCATATGGTAAATTTTCATCATATCGCCCTAAAAAACCCACAAACGATGTTCGCGCTATGGTCAAAACGACGTGATATAATAATATCTTATCACAAGACTTATAAACAGCCAGACAACCTTATACTGGTGTATTCAAACCCCAGCACTAAATATTTACTTCACAAGCCGCCCGCTGGGTTTGACAAGGTGTTCAACGTGGTATCAGAGCCGCACACAGGCGAAAATTGCACAGGTAAGCGTTGCACAGAGTGCCTTTCGTGTTATCGCCATTCGGGCGAGTCTGTCTTGATCGAACACGTTAAAGTTAGAAACTGAGTATATTATAATATTCTAATGTAGAGATCCAAAGTTTATTGCTTTATAATATAAGAATATTCTAATATAGTTAAGTAAAAAAAACCCGCCCAGTGCCGCATGGCGGCAGCAAGGCGGGCGAATAGGAGGATTGCTCTGACATTACCGCCCCAGAGCGCGGCGGGTGTTAGTTAGTTAGTAAGGCTCTGACAAAAGCATGGGCGGGTTTTACGAGTGAATTATCCCACCCATACATCGAGCCTAGTTCAAATGCATCCTGTACCGTTTTGCTAACAGTTTTTACGTCGCTGTCGATCATAGGTATAGGGTGCCTGTAGCCGCTTTCAAGATACGTGATAACCACGCGGCCTACGTCCGGGTTATCAATAAAGACTTCTATTGGTACTCTGTGCATAGATAGTAGCCTCTGGTTAGATGAAACAAACTAGTAACATCAACAACAACAAAATCAACCACGCGGGCATTATGCCGCCAGTGCTAACTTGCGAGCCGATTGGATTATCTTATCTCGCGAGCCGCCCGGGCGTAACTGCCACGAATTAGTCTGTGACGTTGCCTGTGTTTCCTTTCGAGTTTTAGTCAAATGATTCGCCCAAAAGGTAACAGCGTGAAAAGCCGCATGCATGCCGCGCCTATCGTCTTGACCGTTACCATTCCGAAAACACTCATCTAGCGAGTGCAGATCAGTCTGGTAGGCATTCCAATAAGGTAGCTCACGCGTCTTAGGTGTACCGTCTTTGTTTTTGCCTAACGTCACTATGCCACGCGGTATTTTGTACGCGGCGTCAATCGCGCCACCATAACGGCTAGCTGATAACGTCATAAGTACACGTTCAAAATACTTCGCACGCTGTGAAGGCGTAAGCTCAACCCGCGCCATTCTAAGCGCCTCATTCGCAACATGCGAAAAGTCTAACGCTAAGTTATCTTTGAACGTCTTAACTAGTGTTTTCTCGTCAAGCGCGTGTCTGTGTGAATACGTAAACATAGCGCGTTTAGGCGAAATCAAAACGCTGTAGGCATTACAGCATGCAGATAGTTGATTGAAGGCGGAAAATGTACCGCCGCCCAAAAACCCATTTGATGCTGCTAGAAAGTTATAGCTTTCCTCACCATTATATAGTCTGAGCGGCTCTAAACAGCGCGCTACAGCAAAAACAGCCGCGCCATCTTGAATACTTCCCGCCCATTCAAATTCAATGGGCATGGTTGCCTGTATATGTGAAAAGAATGCAGCAATGTCTGAGGGTTGATGCCCGTCAAACTTATAACGTGGTGAGACTGTACCGCGTGGTGTTTTAACAAATGTCTGTACGCCTGTAGTCAAATGCTCTGTGACTGGTGTACGCAAGGCGTGTGAGACATTCTGCAGCCGCCTTGTAGGTTCACCAAGCCCGGTTAAGGCTAATACAACAGCCTTGTCTGATTCAGCTACAGCGGCATAGGTATCAACTGCAGTCCATTTGACGTTGCCAAATGCTCGCAACAGTGTATCGCGCAAATCACGTTCATTAGTGAGTGACGCATACTGTTTGACTGCAGATAAATACTCTGTGTTTTTGAACCACGGGATTAATGTACTACCGTCTTTTAAGACTTGATTTGTGATCATAAGATCAGTTTCCTATTCGCGCCCAAAAAGAAAATACGTACATTGATCCGGGCGCAATGGGATCAAGTCCGCATTGCTTGGCTCGCTAACTAGGTACCCAGTAGTTGCCTACTGCCCGCGCCGCCAAAGTGTTAGCTTGAATGGATTATTACTGGCATATTTTCCAGACTATCAACCCGCAATACTAACGGTACCAAGTGTACACGATAACCAGTCAGATAGGGGCGTATTGATCTATCAATTGCACTGATGGTATGTGCTGCTCTGGTTGACTGTTATTGATATTAGAGGCGAGCACAGACACGCCGCCTAAACTATCCAAAAGTAAATTAGAATATACTTATATTCCGATATTGCCTTGCATATCAGCACTTGGGAATGTTAGAATATGCTAATATACTTCTGCGCGGATGCGAATGCGTCTCATTTGCGTTTACCGCCGAAGGTCGGGGCCGCCCCCCCCCTTTAATTTTAAAACTTTTCCCGATGTTCTCCCCACTCACTATTTGGGGTATTTTATGTCCCCCTAACAGGTAAAAACAATGAATCCAGAAGCATTAATTCAACGATTACAAGAACTTACGCCCATGATATCTGAGATAAAGGCTATTATGGAGGAATTGACCAACATGGGAATGCCCCCGGAACAGCTCTTGGAGCTGATAGGTGGTACTCCTGCGGCTCCTCAAGGCGGACCTGAGGGTGGTATGGGGGGTATGGCTCAAATGCCCGTAGCGGGCAATACAGGCGCTTCCATGGGGGGTTTGCTGGGATGAGGACAGAAAAGCAGGTGGCTTTCATAGAAGCCTACTGTCAGACAGGGAACGCGACCAAATCTGCTGTTCAGGCTGGGTACTCTGAGCATACGGCTAAACAGAAGGGGCATGCTCTTAAAAACCAGTTCAAGCGGGAGATCGAGGAGCACATAAAGAAGATGGTTCAGGATGCGATCCCCGCTGCATTGAACCAGATTAGTATCTTGGCTCAGACTGCTACCAGTGAGCAGGTGAGGTTAAACGCGGCGAAGGACATCCTAGACCGTGCTGGTCTACGTCCTGCTGAGAAAATTGAGCAGAAAATCTCCCATGAGGATAAGAGTGTTGACGAGCTGAGAAGGGAGCTAGAAGCCCTTACAGGCTCTACAGAGGTAGAGATTATACCCGAACTGGTGAACTGATGGCTTCTAAGCCTTACGAGCGTTTTCACCCCGGAGAAGCTAGAGGACTGCTAGACCCTACTTGGCCCGGAGTTACCGAAAGGGACGTTCAGGAGACTTGGCGTAGAAACCTTGAGTCTTTCAATGAGAGGCAGAGAGAGAAGAAAAGAGAGCGGGTAAGGGAGGTTTACGGTACTGTTCCTCCCCCTAAAAGGGGTTTACTGGATTCTGAACCATATACGTCCGAATGGTTTGAGGGTATGTCTGACAGGGCGTATGTTGATACTGGTTTACGTCCAGAACACATGGTAGGTCCAATGGCAGGGGTAAGGCTATCAAGTGCGGTGAAGGGAACCCCTGCAAATATATTTGAGGCGTTGCCAGAAATAGGGTTTAAGAGAATTCTGCGG